GACGGGCCTTAAAAAAATAATCCTCTCATAGGCCCTTGACCCTTAGAAACAATTAGCGAAGCTAACCGTCCTTTTGGTTTCCTGTGTTCCTTAAGGAACCCAAGCCTTAAGGACCTTAAGGAATCCTTATGGTCAGGAACCTTTGGAATGGAAACCTTATGACCAGGAACTCTTAGCAAAGATTCGCTACGCTTGTTTTATTTCTTATGGCTTGGCCACCTTAAGGTACACATATTGTACCATACGGGTAAACAACGTCAAGTCTTTTTTTGGGTTATACGGTAGATTGACATAGGTATGTTAGGATACTAATTTAATTACTATGGAAGACAAGGCAGAACTGATGAGGCAGATTTCTGAGGCTATCCAAGAGGTAGCTAAGAAGAAAGAGATCCTTCAGGTCAGAAGCATAAGTAGACATAATCCTGAAAAGGTAGCTGAGATTCTGTATCTGTCCAGTGTAGGCAACAGCCAGACTAGGATAGTCAAGAAGTACGGATTTGATAGGAGTACAGTAATAAGTATCCTTACTGACTACGCTGACCACATAGGTAAGTTCAGGGAACTTAGCGGTAGACTCGCTGCCAAGAACTATTTGAACCTCTCCAGCCTGGAGGAGGATCTTATTGATAAGGTCCGTGACAGAATGGAGAATGACCCAGAGATGGAGGTCAGCTTCAGGGATCTCAAGGAGCTATCCATAGCCAAGGCTAATGCTTCTAGAGAGGCTCTAACCGCTAGGGGCGAAGCTACCCAGATTACTGAGGACAGGAAGGTATATACACAGGATGAATACGAGGCTACCATCAAGGCAGCCAGGGAAAGAATAGAAAAGGCAAAGGTAATAGAAGCGGAGGTACAAGATGCCTAGGTCAATACTAGATGACAGCTATGATCCAATCTATGATCAGATAAGTGGAATCCTAGGTGAACACTTTGAACATTGGTGCTTCATAGTAATGAATGACCAAGGAGAAGTTTTCTTTGATTACGATCATCTTCCCAGTGGCAGGATGCTGATTAATGAAATGCACCAGGAAGTTAAGTTAGATAACAATAACTTTGAACTTGATTGGGGAGAGGACGAAGAGGACGAAGAGGACGAAAATGGAACTTTTATTCACTAAGCACCCTATACTTCAACCGCCATCGGATGAGGAGATAGTAGCTCTTGGTGAGATTGACCCAAAGTTACTGGCTGACTTGCACGAGGCCCACGAGGGCCGTATTCGTGCAGCTGAGAGTGATCCCTTACGTCACGGCTTTGATCTACCTGGCTGGGACAGGATGCGTGAAGCTGTTGAAAAATACGATGAGGTAATTACCTTTGGTGGTAACAGAAGCGGTAAAACAACTGGCTGTGCAAAGATGCTAATGAAGGCAGTCGTTGAGAATGCTGACGGTCACGTTGTGTGCTTCAGTCAAAACGCTGATACTTCTGTTAAAGTACAACAGGCTGCTGTATGGTCGATGATGCCCAAAGAGTTTAGAAAGAAAACAAAAGGTATAGAAGGATATATAAATTATAGTATGCAAAACGGTTTTACTGGAAGTAGTTTTATTTTTCCTGACACTAGAACTAGGGTTGATTTCAAAACTTACACACAGTTCAGTAATAACCAAACGATTTTAGAAGGTTTTGAGTTCGGCTTCAAACAATCCATTAGTCTAAATATAGGAGCCTGGCTGGATGAGTACCTAGGTGACGCTGCTCTGGTAAATACACTACGGTTCAGGTTAGCTACACGGGACAGTAAGATGATACTTGGATTTACTCCTATTGATGGATACACACCGTTTGTTTCTGAGTACTTGAAGGGCGCTGAAACATTGGAGACACGTCACGCAGAACTTCTAGGTAAAGAGGTACCAGTAAAACAATACAGTCCAGAAAGAGATGCTGGTATTGTATACCTGCACTCGGATGAGAATCCGTTTGGTGGATATGACAGAATAGCCAAGGATCTTAGAAACGAGAACGAGGACAAGATAATGGTCCGTGCCTATGGGCTACCTACTAAGTCAATGACTTCTTTGATACCTAGTTTCTCACCTGAGTTAAATGTTCTAGGTGATGAACCCAACCGACACGGAATGGTGTTCCCAGCTTTGAATCAAATGACTTGGTATCAGGTTGTTGACCCAGCATTTGCTAGGAACTATGTAGCCCTGTGGGCTGGTGTAACTGAACAGGATGAAATATACATACGTAGGGAGTGGCCTGACAGGGACACATATGGTGAGTGGGCATTATTTGGTGACCCAAAGTGGAGGTACGGCCCAGCCTCCAAAAAGATCGGGATGGATGTTGAAAGCTATGTTGAACTCTTCAAGGAGATTGAAGAAGAACTAGGCATAGAAGTAATCGAGAGGGTTGGTGACTCCCGTTTCTTTGCAAAAGAAAATGAAAACAATGTTGATTTATTTACCACGTTCTATGACTACGGTATGAGTTTTATACCATCCGATGGTCAAACAGAACAGATTGGTTGTACTGCACTTGATGAGTGGTTCAGCTATAATCCTAACTACGAAGTGGACGAAGCCAATCGGCCCCGCTGTTATGTGCATCATAGCTGCGGTAACCTGATTGAAAGTATAATTAACTATAACTCAGCTGGTAAATCGGATGAGGCCCTGAAGGACTTCTTTGACGTGCTTAGATATTTGAGGATGTCAAACGGTGGATACGGGCCTGATTATTTTGCATCAAGCGAAATGGAGGCAACAGCTAGAGCAACAGGAGGATATTGATGAAAGTACGATTAAGTAAATTAGCAGAAGAACAAGATGTTGATTTTGAAGAGGCTCTTAAAATAGCTACAGAAAAATTACCAGAAAGTAGCCTTACGGGCAAGGGTAAGAACACTTGGGTCAATGAACAGGGAGCTGAGATACTCAGTAAGTCCCTAATGATTGATGAGATTATACCCAAGCACTACGAAGGCATAGTAATAGCAGAATGCCCTAACCCTAGATACAACTATGTTATAAGTAAAGAAATAGGTAAAAAGGTAGCAATGATGGTTCCCAGAACAAAAAAAGGAAGGCTGATAGGAAAGAAGGTTACCTTTGAAGCCATTGAGGACATTAAAGGTGTCAGTTATCGTTATGTGCAAAAACGTAGATACTCTTGACAGAGAATGGTGCAGGGAACAAGTGGATCGTTTTGCATCCTGGGAAATCTTTAGACGCACGGTTCTTCACGAAACCAGAGTCCCTATGACTAATGCAGAGCTATGTGATACAATAGGCGTCTCATCAACCTACACTGTAAGGTTACTTAAATCCATACAGAAACGACTATTTCTAGAAGATGCTGAATGATTCAATCTCTGAGTCCTTGACATACGTTCAGGACGAACCCGACATCAAGACTCTACGCTATGCTTATGACCAAACGGTCACTGAGTTGGAGTCCTACTTTGACCTCTGCCGTACTAGCTACGATGACCGCAGAAACTTCTGGCCAGGCAAAAGCCGAGATCACCGCAAACACGGTTCCGATGCTTTTCCTTGGGAGGGTGCATCCGATATGGAGTGCCACCTTATTGATGAAAGGATTACTCGGCTGGTATCACTGTTTATGTCCTCACTAGGCAGGGCAAATGTACGTGCATTTCCAGTAGAGAGTAGCGACATAGCCAGAAGTAGGGTAGTCTCAGGTTT